TAGTAAGAAGATCCTTCTCACTCCAACATTCTTGATATATTATGTTTGGATTAGTATTATTAAATTGACCAATTCCCCAAGTAAATATTTTCTTACTTCCATAATCTTGAATAGTAATAGCAAGAATTTCTTCTATACATTCCTTTACTGTAGGGAATCCATTTTCAGAAGCAACCTCAATATCAATCGTAATTAATTTGATTTTAGTAAGATCAAATTGAATTTCATTCTCTGGATACTTGTCAGAAATATATTGATAGATGTATCTGTTGTTTCCATAGATGGTAAAATTTTCTACATCACTATATTTCTTATAGAATTCCCGGCAATCTTTTACTGTTCCGGGTTTAATTGGCTCAACGTATATACCGTCAAGAGTTTTGTATTCAGTTTTATTATTGGATGGTAAATAGAGCGTAGGAGAATACTTCTCTCGATCTATAAAATGTACACCTTCATCATATCCACGAACCAGAAAGTCGTTGCCAACCATCTGGACATTAGTATAAAATCTCAAAAGTAATTACTCCGTTGCATGAAGATACGCTTCCAGGATCGCTGGTTTAGGTTCCACTATTGTAACAATAAACTCAGAAAAAAGCAAGACCTCTGCGTCATCTGTGACAGTTTCATTCCATGGATAAATCTCGTATTTTTTAGTTTCCTCTGTGCATCCGATCCTTACCGTAGGGCGATCTGACCATTCAATTTTTGTTGGCTTATTTTCATAATCGTACAAAAAATCAATCTGATAAGGATTGGTTAATTTACAATTTGGAAGATTTAATTCATAATCAACTCTAAGTTCTTCAATCTCAGTGATCAACCATTCATTATTCTTCAGTAGAATACACTTGACTACCTTCTGGTCCTGAGGATCCTCCGTCAGTTCCTCCATCATGTCGATCATTTCCTCTTCCATTTTGTTTCTCCAAATAAGAATTTACAACGTCAGCATGTGCATTATACACAGTAATTACCCAGTTTTCTGGGACAAAAAATTGTTTATCAAATGACAAAGGTGCCCAAGGATAAAATAGAATAGAAATTGAAGATCTTTCCTCATCAATTAAGATTTCTGGATCAGATAATTTAACAATGTATGGTTTATCAAATTGATAACCAACTGTACGTTTTTCTCCAGTATTAGGATCTTCTGTAATTATTTCTTTGATATCAGAAATTACATCTTCTCCAGACTTAAGCATTGCAATTTTAATAGACATAACCCTCCAAAGATAAACTTGCGTCTTCTATTTTCTTTATGTAACTTGATAATTTTTCAAGATATCCGTTATTTCGTAATTCTTTGAATACCAAATTTTCAATTGAAAATTCACCACCTTTACGAATTGCAGAAGAACGCATATCCCTGAGCTTTTCTTTTAATTTTTTAAACTCATCTAAATCATCTGATCTGTTTTTGATAAGAAAATCTATCGTATCTATCATAGCACGAGTTTTGCTTTTTAGCAAGGTCTCGTCAATACCTTCTGTCATTTTTTTAGGAAGCACCAACCATTTATCAAATTTTACAGAATATACTCCTTGATTTGCTGGTCTTGACAATCCTTCTTCTTCGGCATAAAGTTCTACATCATGACCATATATTTGAATACTATGCGTCAATGCCCAAAGTTGTTTTTTATCTTTAAGGAAATCGTCAATAAGATCAGGACAATTTGGCAATTTATTTTTATTCACAACTAAGTGAAGATCAATATCTGAAAATTCTGTGTAGTTATAGTTTGCATTCCCCCCAACAAAAATTATATCTCTAATTGCAGGTTCTGGGATACTAGAAAATTTCGCCCACTCTCTTGCAATTTGAATTAATCTCATTTTAACTTTTGAATCTAATTTATTATTAGTCCAAAATTTTGAATTAAGATTCTCGTGATATTTGAACGTTAATTTTTGTTGAGTAAATTCTTGTAAGTTCATTATTTGTACTTATAAAAAAAAGGAGAAGCGATGATAGTAGCCATCCTTCTCCTTTGCGGCGACGATATTCAGAACTATTTATCTTCAAGTAATAGTTCGGGTTTTCCTGCACCAATAGTATAAGTTGTTTTCTTCTGATGTTCAGAAACAATTTTTTCTAAAGAGATCGTAAGAAGACCATTTTCATAATCAACATTAGCAACTCTTACTTCCTCTGCCAATTGCCAGGTTCTACTAAAAGAACGCTTGGATAATCCTCTATGAAGATACTCTCTCTCAGGATCTTGTACCTCAAATGAGCTGGCAACTTTGAGAACATTCTGCTCTGTTGAGACTTCAATTTCCTCTTGCTTAAATCCTGCAAGAGCGACTTCCACCGAGTAATTATTACTGTCATGTTTAATAAGATTATATGGGGGGTAGTTGGTAGTGTTTTTACTCATTGAAGCATCAATTCTACCGAGCCAACCATCCATACCTACACTATACTTATCAATTTCATTCAATAACTCGACCATGTTTGACGTATTATATTTTTTTGTAACTTGATACATGATAGACCTCCTAAAGCGTCTTTGTTTAATTTGTCCCCGAAGGCGACATGTTATATAGTCTTTGACATTAAAAATGGAGGTGTTGAATCCTCCATTAACTTATACGGTTTCTACCGCTTTCTTTTTACCAATATTATATTTTGTTTCTAAAATCCACTCTCCCTTGTCTTTAAAAGATAATACCTTAATTTGATTGAGGGGGGCAATATCAGTAATTGATTCTGGAGATAAAACAGTAACCAATCCCCAATCTGCAATGAGTTGAGTAATACGATTACGACGTTGAACATCGTTTACCGTTAGGTTTGCATGTTTACCATCAAGAGCAAACAACTCTTTGAAGTGAACAATGTAGTACTTACCCTGCTTGTGCAGAATATGGCATGACTGATAAATTTTCTTTTCTTTTCTCGAAGCAACGCCAATACGAGTGAGTGTTTCACGAACCTTGAGAAAATCATCGGGCTCATTCAGAATCACTTCAATCATTTGACTTTGTGACCACCTCACTTCAGGTTCAGTAACAACACTCATTTTTTTCCTCCAGTTTCAAGTTCAGATTTTATGTACTTAAGTTGATCTTTATTTAGAATTTTTAAAGATTGTTTTGCCTTTTCATTACTATAACCATAGTATGATTTAACCAATTCCAAATCTTCAATTTCTTCTTTACGCATCCAAGGAGAAAATCTCTTCTTGGTTCTAACAATATTTAGATAAAAATCATATTGTAACTTTTTATCTAGATGAGGATTCAAATTAATTTCATTTGAATATAGTAAAGTGTCAATATGTCCAGAAAAACATCTGTTAATAATATAAGGTGTGTAATCTTTTTCTGAAAGTAAATCTTCATCCATAATATTTTTTTTAGTTTGATTGATGGAGTTCAACCAATCTTTCAATTCATATTTCATTTAAATTGAACCTCACACATTAATTCTGTAAGTGCTGCAAGTAGATTTATTTCTTGATCAACAACAAAAATGCATTGATATTGATACTTAGCAATTACAAGAATCGCAGCAGGAATGGAAGCGGGAACTAAACACTCATAAAGTGCATCATAAACCTTACGAAGTATGGTGGAGGAATCATTATCAAGATTTGATACTACCCACTTACGAACTTCAGTAAAGTTTTTATCTTTAAGATTTCCAATAAGACCAGTTACATTTATATCAGAAAAAGATGCAAGAATACCTGAATCAATTTTTCCTGATACAGAATATCTTTGAAGAATATTAAGTAGTTGTCTCGTGTCTGGAAAATGATTTTTTACAAGATCCCTTATAACTTTTGTGTCGTACTCAATATTTTCCTGTTTTAAAATATAAGTAACTCTATTAAAAACATCACCCATCATATGAGGTTGTTGTTTCTTTGAAATAGGAGTATATTTTAGCACAATACATCTAGATTGAATTGGTTCAATAATCTTATTCAGATTATTGCAAGTAAAAATAAAACACACATTGTTATGAAGTTGTTCGATGACACCACGAAGACATAGCATCACATCATTGGTTGTGCCATCAAACTCATCAAAAAATACAACTTTTTTCTTGTTGTTAAACATTGAAACCGTAGTTCCAAAGTTGATGACTTGATTACGAATAGTATCTAAAAATCTTCCCTCAGAGGATCCATTCAAGAATAAAACATCCTGCCCTGTGATTTTGCAAAGAGTTTTAATGGTTTGGGTTTTACCACATCCATGAGAACCCTGAAGAATAAGATTTTGGTTTAATTGACCTTCCTCTACAACACCAAGAAAAAATTCCTTAACGCTTTCAGTAAGAATCAAATCATCAACAGATTCTGGAGACCATTTCTCTACCCAAAGAAATGGTTTATTGTCATTAAGTTTCATATTAAAAAAAAAATAATTATTTAAAATTTCAAATTACCCATTCTGGGCGTCTTTCTGGCATACGGAGATAATTAGATGCAACCCAAGGTTTGGATGCAATGTACATCTTGTAAGCAGTAAAAGTGTCAATTCTTTTGTCAAGTTTAAATTCATCGGGCATTGCTCTGGTAAATTCCACCACATCATTGTAAATCCAAAGACTCTCATTTGAATTTTGTAAGAAAATATCTTCCGCTATTAAAAGACTGTCAAAACAAGAATGAACTTTACCATATCTACGAGTGTATTCATTACAAAT